TTGTAAACAACAGCGTCTGGGTTTTTGATTAGTGTTTTCATTGCACCCAATTTGTCCATGGTGGCGCTTGGTATTGATGCAGTATAGGCCTCAGTCACTAACACGGTCTTGGTCTGTTGCGCTTCTGACGAGCTTGCGAAAAATAAGCAGTAGTAAAAAACAGCGCCGAAAATTATCTTTAGGCAAGTGATTCCAAGGTCCTTAGCACGTTCTGGAAAAGTTGATTGGTTCATGTTTTATCCTTTGTTTGGTTGTTTGGTTTAGTTATTAGTTTGAATAATGGTCAATGGCTCATGATTACGCAAAAGGGTACTATAGCGGCGTAACCATAATCATACGAGTCCTTCAGCATTTCGCACTTGGCTTCATTAGACAATCCCTCAGGGTTAATGGAATTTAGTCGGTTCTCGAATACAACGTCTAAGTTATATTGGCTTAAAGCATATGGGTTTGAAGCGGCTTGGTTTGAAGCGTCTTGGTTTGAAGCGTCTTGGCTTGAAGCAGATGGGTTTGAAGCACATGCGTTTAGTGAAGTCAGTACCATTAGGGCAGTTAGTAGCTTAGTCATTGTCTTAGTCATTGTCTTAATCCTTTGTTTGTTTGGTTGCGTTTTGTTCCATGATGCACTGCATTGCAGTTGCCGTGCCACCGCTAGACATTAGCATAGCACGCGAGACACGAGACCACGTGTAAAACTTTTAATCACGTGTGAAAAAAATCTACAGTCGCCCCGATACCATGCCTGTTTATCTAGGGGATGTCCCACCCTACCCCATGTCCATAGCATGACCCGCGCGCGCGGGCGCGTGCGAGGGCGAGGGGGCTTGACCCCCGGCGGCCCCCCCCGGACACGGCGTCTAGGGGTGGAATTTATATACGGGAGCCATATTTTTACAGAATTGACGCACTACAGCATATACAACCGAAAACACATGTGATATCACTGGTATATGCTCCCAGAAGATCACCTTGAAAAAGCAGACGACGGAGCGGATTCCAATGAGCCCGATCCAAACCAACTCGATTTAGTCATCGAAGATACTCCTATCACGCAACCAGCACCAGACATCCCACCTCCACCACCTGTTAGACACCCGAACCCCGAAGATTGGCGCTACCGCATATCCCCCTCTGGCACTGCGGAGGCGTTCAACCCGCAAACGGGCGAGGTAGCGCACCGGGATCTTCGTTATGAGGACATGGATAAGTACGAGGTAGTGGTAATAGAGGGCGAGCGTTGGTGGGTATCGCACACTGGTCAGTCTCAGGAGGAGTTTTCAAAGCCTGGGATACGTTACAGTACGTTGATTGGGGATGTGATATGCGGGTTAATACTTGAGGGATCGAGTTTAAAGAATGCGTGTCGAGCGGTTGGGATTACGTATGCGAAGTTGTGTAAGTGGCGTCGTCATTATTCAGATTTTGGCGACGCGTTTGAGCAGGCGAAGAGGGACCGAGCTGAGGGATATTTCGAGAAGTTGGTAGAGACGGTGGAGGCCACGGGACCGGATAAGGACGAGGTGGCGTTGGCTCGTTTGAAGACGGATGTGTACAAGTATGTGGCGGGCATTGGGGATGAGAAGTTGAGTCCTGTGAGTCGTCAGAAGATAGATGCTCGGATCGGGGTTGCGTCTATTGAGACTGGGATACGTAGGCCTGGGGACGTTGGTTTTGAGGAGGGGTCAGATTTTGCGGAGATAGGAAGGGTGGTAGCTAATGGTGAGTAGCAGGGTAGTTAGTACGGGTTACCGTCCTCGCAGGCACCAGGATTTTTTGCATGCGCGAGTGCGTAGGTTTAACGTTATATTAGCGCATCGTAGGTTTGGTAAGACGATTTTTTGTTTAAATGAGATGGTGGACCGGGCTTTACGCAATCCTAGGAAGAATCCGCAGTATGCATATATAGCACCTACTTATGGTGCTGCCAAGCGTATTTCTTGGGATTTTTTAAAGGAAATACTTCGTGATGTTCCTGGGGTGGAGTATCGGGAGACGGAGTTAAAGGCGATCATTCCGAGGTCGGATAAGCGCGATGAGATACGGATATTTTTGTTAGGTGCTGAGAAACCTGCTGCGATACGCGGTGTGTATTTGGATGGTGTGGTACTTGATGAGTATTCGGAGCAGGACCCGACTGTGTTTACGCAGGTGGTACGTCCGGCGTTATCTGATCGTGAGGGTTGGGCGATATTTATTTTTACGCCGAAGGGCTCTAATCACGCGTATGAGATGTACCGTCATGCGACTAGCGATAAGACGGGTACATGGTTTGCGTGTAGATTTAAGGCTTCTGAGACTGGGGTTATACCTCAGGCGGAGTTGGAAGCGGCGGCGGCTATTATGGGTCCTGAGGAGTATGAGCAGGAGTATGAGTGTTCGTTTACGGCGGCTTTGGTGGGTGCGTATTACAAGGCGGAGATGGGTCTTGCTCAGAAGGAGGGCCGGATAGCGAAGGTTCCGTATGACAATCATTCGCGTGTGACGACGGCGTGGGATTTGGGAATGGATGATTCGACGGTTGTGTGGTTTATACAAGAGTGTGGTCGGGAGCTTCATGTGATTGATCATCTCGAGGTATCTTCGAAGGGTTTGCCTGAGATTGTGAAGATGATTCGGGATAAGCCGTACGACTACGCTGAGCACTTACTGCCTCACGATGCGGCGGCCCGGGAGCTTGGGACGGGGAAGAGTCGGGTTGAGATAATCAAAAAGCTTGGACTAAAGAACGTGCGTATTGCTCCTCGACTAAAGAGAGAAGATGGGATAGCGGCGGTTCGGTCTATACTTGGTAGGATGTGGTTTGACGAGGGTGAGTGTGGTTACGGGATCGAGGCTCTTAAATCATACGAGCGTGTGTTTGACAACAGGGAAAACGTATTTAAGACTGTACCTAAGCATAACTGGGCATCGCATTCAGCGGATGCTTTACGTACATTTGCGACTGGTTATAGGCTTGAAGAGGATCGGCCCATGAAGGGTGATTTACAACGGTACGCGGAGTCGTCGTATGACGTATTTGGGTGGGAGTAAGTTATGAGTAGTTCTAGTTCGAGTCGTAATTATGCACCACAGTTTGAGGCTTTAAAAAAAGAAGTGATGGCGAGCGGCATCTCGGAGATTACTAAAGAGGAGATGCAGGCGGATATTGGCAGAGGAATGGGAAAGATCACGGGTGGAAATTCCGGGTTTGCGGGTGGATTAAACGACTCTAGTTTACTACAAAAGGTGCGGCAAAGTTTTGAGGCGGCTAAACTTGGGACAGATCCTAAGTTTAAGAGTCGGCAGGCGACACAGTTTTTGTTTAATACATCGGTAGATCAGAGGGACTCATCTCGCCTAAGGGGAAACATGTTAAATATTGGAAGCAGTGTGCGTAAATGAAAAGAACACCACAGCAGATTATACAGCGCCAAGAGTCTTTGAAATCAATTCGCGGAGTTTGGGAAACACATTGGCAAGAGGTTGCTGATTTTGTTGTACCACGTAAGAACGAGTTCACGCGCCGTAATGTGCCGGGTGAGAAAAAGGGGATCGAGCTTTACGACAATACGGGCATGGTTTCGTGTGAGACACTGGTAGCGGCTCTTCATGGTCTTTTAACTAATCCGAATACGCAGTGGTTTAGTTTACAAACGGGCGACCCGAACATAGATGAGATGGACGAAGTGGTTTTGTATTTACAAGACCTATCTCGAAGAATGCACAGGGTTTTAAACAATACTAATTTCCAGCCAGAGGTTTACGAATACTTTTTAGATCTTTGCTCTATTGGTACGGCTGCGATGACTATTGAAGAGGATGAGGATTCTCTTGTACGTTGTTCGACAGTTCCTATGCGTGAACTATTTGTGGCAGAAAATTCTAAGGGGATGATTGATGAAAGTGATCGTGTTTTTGAGTGGACTCCTCGTCAAATTGTTGAATTTTTCGTGCCATCTGGCACTCCATCTACTGAAGATGCTCTCAAGGAGATAGTCGGGCAGAAGGTGGCTAATCGTTTTGTTAATGGTAAGGATGATAAATTTGAGATCATTCATTCGGTTTACCGTGAAGATGTTACCGAGAGAAAAGACATGCCGTACATGTCGCAGTATATTTTAAAGTGCGACAAGCTAGAATTAAGAGAGGGAAGGTTTCGTAGGTTTCCGTATGTGATATCGCGCTGGAGTAAGACATCGGGCGAGATTTATGGACGAAGTCCTGCGATGACTGCACTGCCTGAGATTAAGACTTTAAATATTATGGCGAAGACTGTGTTAAAGGGTGCTCAGAAGGTGGTAGATCCGCCTGTGCAGATGCCCGATGACGGGGTGGTAATGCCATTTCGTTCAGTCCCAGGAGGGGTTAACTTCTACAGGGCTGGCACTACGGACAGGATTGAGCCGATATTTAATGATTCACGAATCGACTTTGGGTATGAGGCTATGCGTGAGCGCCAACAGCGCGTACGAGAGGCGTTCTTTGTTGATAAGTTAAACTTGGTACAGAGTTCTCGAATGACCCAGCTAGAGGTCAGCCAGCGCGTCCAGGAGCAGCTTCGCTTTTTAGGTCCTCTTGTGGGCCGTCAACAGACGGAGTTTTTGCGACCGTTGATTGACCGGGTATTAGATATCATGGTGCAAGCGGACAACAACGGCGATTTACTTGGGGAAGTGCCGGAGATTCTAGACGGAGTGGAGCTAGACGTAGTTTACTCAAGCCCCGTGGCGCGAGCACAAAGGGTGAGTGAGTTAGAGAGTATAGAAGGCGCACTATCGGCGTCTATTCCAGTTGTGCAGATGTTGCCGGAGGCCATGGATAATTTAGACCCGGATGCGTATGTAAGACTACAATTTAAGCTTCGTGGGGCTAACCAGTCTGTGCTTAGAACTAAGTCTCAGATGGAGGAGCTACGTCAGGCGAAGGCAGAGGCGCAGCAACAGGCCTTACAACAGCAACAACAAGCAACACAGGTGGATCAAGCGGCTAAACTAGCGCCGCTGGCACAGGAGTAAAAGCAAGATGGGAAAAAGCAGCAATCGGTACGCGACCCACGCGGACTATCAGCAGGTATTCAAAACAGATGCGGGCCAAAGAGTGGTTTGGCATTTAATGAAGATGTCGGGTGTGCTTGTTCCAAGCATGAGCATGACTAAGCCGGACGCACTAGCGATGGCATTTAACGATGGGCGAAGGTCTGTAGTTTTGGATATCATGAAGATATTGGCGTTAGACATTAAGAAGGCAGAGGCGTTTATCAAAAAGCAACAGGAGAAAGAGCAAGATGAAATCATACTATAGGTTAATGAACGAGGTAACGACTGAGGGTACGGACTCAGGCGGAGCTACTACACCACCGACTGAAGCGGCAGCGGTTACACCAACTGCGGCTACGGCCAAGACTATGTCTTGGGATGAGGTTAAGTCGTACTTGCCTGAGGACTTACGAAACGATTCGGCACTTTCAACGACTACTAGTTTAGAGGGCCTAGCTAAGATGGCGGTACATGCTCAAAAAGCAATGGGCAACCGTGTACCGATTCCAGACAAGCATGCGACACCGGACGACTGGTCCACGTTTTTTAGAAAAGTTGGAAACCCTGAAAAGATCGAAGATTATAAAGTAAACTTCAAGACCCCTGAGGGGCACCAAGTAAACGAAGAGTTCATAAGTTCGATTAAAGAAGTGGCGCACAAGAGCGGGATTTTGCCGCAGCAATTTGAGGCGGTTATAAATGCGTATCTGGAAAAAGAGGCGTCGAGCTTAAAGGGCTACAATGAGCAGCAGCAATCAAAAACCCTAGAGGGTATGACATCTTTGAAAAAAGAATGGGGCGATGCTTTCGAGGGGAACGTCAAAAAAGCTAATGTAGCACTTAAAGAATTACTTCCTGAAAATGATCTAGCGTCTTTGCAAGGATGGGAGAACAACCCGGCTTTAACTAAGCTACTTGCCAATGCGTCTAAGTTTTTTAAAGAAGACGTATTTGTTGGGCACGGCGAGGGTAAGCTTGCGGGTGTATCACCTGGAGACGCACTACAAAGGGCTAGGGATATTCAAGGGGACAAGAGCCATCCGTACAGAAACCCGTCACATCCCAATTATAAACAGGCCCAGAAAGAGGTCGCGGATTTATACGAGATTGCATATCCTGGTTGACATTACGATTTACCCTTGCGTAAAATTTGCACAAGGGTAGATCCAGGTCAGGGTTCCTTATTTTTATACTTCCGATTCATCGGGCAGAGTATTCGACCAAAAAATTTCTACATTCATATTAACAATTTTTCCGGAGGATACTCTAAATGAGTCAACAGATTACTACGGCAAGGGTCCAGCAGTACAAAGCAGAGATCATGCACCTAAGCCAACAAAAAGGAAGCCGCCTGCAAGCAGGTGTTCGTACTGAAACACAAGTTGGTAAAACAGCTTTTTATGATCGCCTAGGCGAAGCAGTAGCTGTCGAGAAAGTTTCTCGCCACTCTGATACACCACAAATCGACAGTGAGCATTCACGTCGTCGCGTATCTTTAAAAGATTACGTTTGGGCTGACCTTATCGACAAAGAAGATCTACGTCGTTTGATGGATAATCCTTCTGGTAAGTACGCTGAAGCCGCTGCATGGGCAATGGGCCGTCGTAAAGATGACACCATTATTGCCGCTGCGGATGGTTCTGCTTACGGTGGCGAAGATGGATCTTCTATCATTGCACACCCAAACAGCCAAAAATACGCTGCCAACGATGGATCAAGCCTAAGTGGTTTGAACGTAAGGACTCTTCGCGGAGTTAAGCGCATCCTAGATGGTAACGATGTTGATGAGTCTATTTCACGTCACGCAGCTATTAACGCCGCTGGTCTTGAAAACCTACTTGGCGAGACGCAAGTAACTAGCTCAGACTTCAACACAGTTAAAGCTCTAGTACAGGGCGAAATCAACACCTACATGGGATTTAACTTCCATCGTTTGGAGCGGGTTTTGGCTCAAGTAGATGCTCTTTCTGGAAGCGCTACGACTGGCGCGGTTGGTTCTGGAAGTTCTTTGATTGGCAAAACGCGATCAATTTTCTGGGCAATGGACGGAATGCTTCTTGCGACTGCGGCAGATATCGAAGTTCGTATTGAAGATCGCCCAGACAAAAACTATGCGACACAAGTATTTGCAAGCATGGGAATTGGTGCTACTCGCTTAGAAGAAGAAAAAGTTGTAATCGCATTAACATAATTTTAGGAGATATAAAATGGCTACATTGACAACAGTAAAGGGTGCAAACGTCACTCTTGTAGAAGGTGAACCAGTAGACCAAGTTGCTGCTAGTGTAAACTACGGCAACCTACGGGTTATGTATGATTCGTACACAGTGGACACTTCCGATGAATTTGGAACAAGCGGCATCGTTCGTTTGTTTAAAATCCCAAAGGGCGCTCGTCTAGTAGACTTTGAATTTTCATGTCCTGCCACAGGCGCGACAGGGATTTTCAACATTGGATGGACTGCAAGTGCAGATCTTCTTCCTGGCACTACTACTCCCGTTGAAGCTGCGGATGCCAACGGCATTATTGACGCGGCTGATCCGGGTGATGCGGCTGTAAGCAGACAGAAGATGCTTTCCACTGTTGACGGATACATGAAGCTATTTGCTGCTGAAGTAGAAGTGCAGGCTTCTTGTACTGAAGCTACAGCGGACGCTGGAACAAAGACTTTGGAGTTTTTAGCAATCATTGCGGTTGACTAGAATTAAATCCCTTCGTGTTTTAGTTGCTTTTCTCACGGGGGGGTTTTTTTATTTGGGGGTTTCGTAGTGGCTGCAAGTGATGTTGAGATATGTAATTCAGCTTTACATAAAATTGGGGCACGCAGAATATCTGCACTCTCAGATGGTACTAAAGAGGCTATCCTTTTAAACGATGTCTACAATAGGCTTCGTAAAGAAGTCCTACGTAATCATCCGTGGAGCTTCGCTATTTCTTATACGGCGTTAGCGCCGACTGGGAACACTCCTGTGTGGCCGAAGTGGACCAAGGAGTTTGTTCTTCCTTCGGATGTCTTACGAGTATTGGAAGTAGATCCCGATTACGATGCACCTTGGGAAATAGGGAACAACGTAGACGGCGATAAGGTGGTATTTACCACTGCTACTACTATGAAGATCAAATACATAAAAGACGTTACGAACACGACGTTATTTGCGCCTGACTTTGACGAAGCTCTTGCGTTTCGGATTGCGGCTGATATAGCCTACACACTTGTGCAATCGCAGACGGTGCAGGAAAATATGTACAAGGCGTACAAACAATTTTTGTCACAGGCTCGTTCGTTTAATGCACAAGAGAAGTCTTACCAGAATATAGAGTCGGAAGAATTTACGATATTTGCAAGGGGTTAAGTAGTGCCACGTTACAATGAGATCATAAACAATTTCATTAACGGGGAAACTAGTCCCAAAACATACGGAAGAACTGACTCTGAAATATACAAAAGATCATGCAGGACTTTAAAGAACATGATTGTGCTTCCTCAAGGTGGGGCATCGCGCAGGACGGGCGCTAAGTTTTTCTTAAAACGCGTACCTACAAGTGACGACCTATTCTTGTCGGATCTTGGTGATGGTGCTCGAATTATCCCGTTTGTTTTCGACCAAGACGAAAGTTACCTTCTAATTTTTAATAAGTTTCAAGCGTCTGGATTTAACGAGAACCAGATAAGCTACATCCGGGTTAATAACGAAGTTCTTAACTGGTGTGGGATGAACAACCTACTAGTATCACCTTTTTCGGCTGTGAGCACCGCTCGAACATCTGGCAATCTTATTACACCTAGAACGAATGATGCTTTACAAAACTCAAGTGTTCTTGCAGAAATGCAATACGCACAAGCGGGTTCTTACTTAGTATTCACTCACGAGTCTTTCCCTCCTTTTATTGTGGCGAGAACGTTTGAGGGGGTACTAGCTATTGACGGATATTTTTTGCAGTATCAAGCAGCAGCGAGCACCAACTTCGGCCCTATTCCATTTATGGATTTAAACCTTTCCGATGTTACGATTACGGCAAGTGCCGCAACAGTTGGGACAGGTAGGACTCTCACGGCAAGTGCAAATATGTTTGATGTTGGTCACATAGGCACCATGTTTTGTTTTCAAGACAGCGGGACAGTGGGTATTGCTATTATTACGGCCTTTACAAGTGCGACGGTGGTAACCGCTGAGATAACGAGGGTGCTTCCTGCTGCTGCAACGAGCGGAACTAAGAACTGGTATGAGGGAGCATGGTCCACTTATAGAGGGTTCCCAAGAACGGTAGCGTACTGGAACAGCGCACTTTATTTCGGTGGCTCGCCTACGTTTCCCGATAGACTTTGGAAGTCTCAGGACTTTGACATCTTTGAGATGGCGAACGAAAGAACACAAAACCCAGGCGCTACGGCGACAGCGTCCGATCCCTTCTTTGCAGACTTGGCAGTGGGAACGGGCATTTCAAAGATTAACGGGATGTTGGCAGGCAGCCGCGACCTTGTATTAGTAACCAATTTAAGAGAGTACGCGATCAGCTCGTTTACTCGAAGCTCTATAGACGTGAAGCCGCAGACAGGATTTGGGTCTGAGTATATCCAGCCAATACTAGTGGAAGATACGGTCACGTATATTCAGCGTGGGTTTAGAAAGATACGTTATATGATGTATGAAGAAAGAAGGGGTGCGTATGTGTCCCCCGATCTTACTTATTTAGCGGAGCACATGCCACGGTTATCGTTATCAGAAACGGTAAATCCATTACCGTCAAAAATAAAGGCAATGGCTTATCAGGTCTTAGACAATGGCATTTTGTGGGTTGTAGATAACAACGGGTTTTTATTCGCCTGCACTAAAGATGAAGCGAATACAGTTCTAGCTTTTCACCGCCACGACGTTGGTGGAAAGGTTATATCCATCGCCGCTCTTCCTACTAGAAATTCTACGTATGACGACGTATGGATGGTAGTTGAGAGGGTTATAGACGGATCGACGGTGTATCGTTTAGAGAAGATAGGTAACGATTTTTCCGAGACATCTTTAAAGCTTGGGATACCTGAGTACGACAGGATACCCGTTTTCACAGACTCATCTAAAGTTATTTACAGAACGGGCACAGCATCTTTTTTTGCTCGCCTTAATTCGAGCGCCAGCGCTAATTTTTCAGATGGCGTAGGTACAGCTACGGTTACGAACACGGCTACTTTTAGTGACTGGATGCGGCTTGGGTCGGGTGCTTACGTTAACTACCCGGCGGCTAGTAATGTGGTGTTTCCACAAGCGGGATGCGTAAGGCTTAAGGTATCACGCGGATCGGGAACTTTGTTTTCGATATCCGAGAGTGTGTCAAGCAGTAACAATTTGATTAGGCTTAGATGGGGCGGCTCAAATGGTAATGAGCTTTTACTTACAATAAAAGATTCTGCTGGGTCCAATATCATTAATGATGTTTCGTTTGGCGCTGTTGATTTATACGATAAGGGTCTTTTTTTAGTTGAGCTAAATTATGATATTACAAATGGAGTCACTCGTATTTTTGTAAATGGCGCACAAATAGGCGCGACAAATACAAGTACTGGCACTCGTGATACGTCGATAGGCAAGTTCACACTTGGCGCTAATTTTGACAACGGGAACACTTTAAGTTCCCTATATTCAAATCTAGAAGTTTATAGCGAGCCACAAAACACAGCAAGTTATGAAGTATCCGACACACTTCCTTTCGGCCGAGAAGTATACGACCTAGATTATTTGGAAGGCGAAGAAGTGGCGGTAACCGCTAACGGTAACTACGTTGGTGACTTCACAGTAGCGAGTGGTCAGATAACAATTCCTGTTGATTACGAAGATAGCACAATTCTTGTGGTTGGTAAGAAGTACAGTCACGTATTGGAGACCCAGGCGATAGACGTGGGATCAGGCGTTGGCTCCTCGATAGGTTCTATTACTAGAATTGACCGAGCGGTAGTTCGTTTTAATGCTACGGCACAGGCAAAAGTTGGTCCGAGTTTAGATGTTTTGGAAGAGCTTATATTTAGGTCTTCTCTTACACCTGCGGATGAGGCCATTGACTTAGTTACGGACGATAAAGAGATTTCTTTTCTTGGCGGATATGGAAGAGTGGAGCGCGTGTTTATCACAGGAAGTGATCCTCTACCGTGCAACGTAACATGTTTGAGTCTTCGCGGGATTACGGCGGATATATGATTAGATCGGTCAGTGCTAAAATTTCCGATCCTTTCATTGTTAAAGACTTGTTACCGTGTTTTTTTGAAGGCGACAGGGAAGAGGCGGCTAGAAATATTGCGCTAAATCCAGCTCTGTCATTTTCTATAATTACGGATAGCGAGGTACTTGGGTGTGTGGGCGCTACTGAGTGGCTTCCCGGCGTCTTTGGTATCTGGGCGTTACTAGATAAGAATATTGTTAAGCACGGGCTTGCCTATCATAAGTTAATGAAAAAGATGATACGTCAGGGAATGGGTAACGACATCGTTAGAAGAATACAGGTCTTAGTAAAATCTGGAAATGAAGCGGGCATTCGTCAAAACGAAGGTTTCGGTTTAAAAAAAGAGGGTTTACTAAGAGGGGCTGGACCCGGTGGTGAGAACATGATTATATTGGCGGCTGTTAAAGGGGATTTTTAAAATGGGGGTAGGTGCAGCGGTAGGTGCGGGAGTTGCCGTATATGGTCAACTTCAGGCATCGCAAGCGAGAAGATCGGCTGAGCGAGCCAACGCTAATTTCCTAAGGGAGCAGGCCGTCCTCGATGATATCGCTACTGAGCGGGAGTTAGATATTTTCGACAGAGAGTCGGACTTATTAATTGGTGACAATATCTCGTTAATAGCAAAATCTGGTGTGGATCTATCGGGATCTTTGTTAACGCAAGTTGCGTTCGACAAGCAACAGCTTCAAGCGGAAAGACAGGGGATAGCTTTGACGGGTGAGAGAAGAGTGGCACTATCAGAAATGAAAGCAAGGCAGACTGATAAGTATGCAAAAGACATCGGCTACGCTTCTCAGCTTCAGGCATTTGGTTCTATGTTAAATATCGGATCGTCGTATGCACAGGCTGCACAAGTTCCGAAGCCGAAGCCGGGCGGTAACATGGGCGCGGGTGGGGGTTAGGCTATGCCTGTATTAAAAAGAGTTTCCAGTAGACAGACGATTAATCCCGGACAAACTCCGACTGTTAGCGCAGACGCCGAAGCCGTTAGAATGGACGCAGTTGCAGGATTTGGTAAAGACGTTATGAAAGCGTCTAACAGTATTATGGAGTACCAAGCCATTAAGGCCAAAGCGGACGCTAATGCTACTAATGCCGACTATACTTCTCGGTCAAAGACGGTAGACAACGCGGCAATGCAGGGTGCGCTAACTTCGGGGGAACTTGCAGAAGACGGAAGCAATTTAGATGAGATATACCAAAAGGGGTACGAGCCTATTATTGGTGAAGCGGCCAAGATTAAAGACCCGAACCTTCGACAGGTGGCCGTTTCCAGCATACAAAAACAAATGTTGTCGGGCCTCCAAGAAACCCAGAAGAAAAAAGTAGCTCTACACAACTCTTTTCATAACAGCATGACGGACAAGATACTTCGGACAAACAGTGATCTAACTATTAGAGACCCGTACCAATATGCGTCGGCTGTTCAGGGAATGGAAGAGTACATAAAAAACTCGCCGCTTGGGTTTGAGGATAAGCTTAAGGCTTCTGAAGCCATGAGAAAAGAGCTAAGCACGTCTGCGATCCAAGGATTTATTGAGCAGCGAAATTTCTCAGGAGCTAGAAAAGCCGCTGACGTTGGCGGAATTTTAAGTGGCGACTTAGACGTGGAAGAAAGAAAGAAGCTATTGCGCGAGATTGATAAAGCTGAAACCACGTTTATGAAGGACTTCGACACGAAGGACCAAAAAGACAGGGTCAGAAAAAACATTGAGGTGCAGGCCTCAAAAATAAATGCGTACTCGGAGATGCTAACGGCAAATATTTTACAAGACCCAGTTAAGCAAGAGCTGACTTTAAAAAGGGCCAGGGGGCTTGTAGAGCTTGGTGTTATAAAAGAATCCCATGTGGTGGCACTGTCTATTAAAGACGACGACGTGGACTTCGACGTAAGTGAAGAAACATTTGGTAAGTTTAAAAAACGTCTTGAGAGTGGTAGTAGAAATCAGGGTTTTATAGACGACGTAATGGACGCGGTAGCGGATAAAAGAATGCAGCCGACGGTCGCTAGTGATTTACTGGGTGACTACAACAAGTTTTATGTAGAATCCTTTGGGGCATCGTCTGCTAGTAAGGTTAAATATTCTGAGCGACGTACGGTGTCCAACCAATTATTAGCGGATGCGTTCCCCGCTAATAAGTTTCAAGACAGTATAGATATAGACGGGAAGCTGGCCGTAAAAAAGAAACAAAAAGTTTCCGCCATTAGGGAGCTATCTTTGAAGTATAGAAGCGAGAATATGGACCCAGTAAGTGCAATGAAGAGGGCGATTAAAGAAATAGATCCGACGAACCCCGTATTTTCGCCACCCCCTCAGATAAAGCCAAAAGAACAATTACAAAAAGATGTGTCCAATGCGATAGAAGAAGGGGACCATCAAGCGTTAAACGCGATGCTACGACAGGCGATAGACGCAAAAAAAAAGCAAGAGATGCAATCAGCACTGAAAGACGGTGGTAAGTAATGGACCCGAAAGAATTAGGAACGGCGTTAACGCCCGATGTAGACGATTTAAGCCCCAAGTCTTTTCCAGACTTAGACTTTGATAAGTTAACGGTTGAAGAAGAAACCGACCAAATGATGAAAGAGCTTGGGTTAACTAACCCTAAGGACAAGACGCAGATTCAAACAAATAGAGAGCAGCTAATAAAAGATGCTGAGAAGTATGAGCTTGATCCAACGGATATAGAGGCACAAAAAACAGGTGACATAGGTCCGGCTGTTGCGGGATTTGCAAAGGGCGCGGTTGTAGGAACGGCTGAGGATTTAGGCAACCTTCTAATTAATGGTAAGAACTGGTCCGGCCAATTTTTAAAAGACCAGGGTGTTGCGGACTGGGATGAGTGGGAGAAGTTAGACTTCGGCCTTCGGCCTGCGGATGACGCAACTATGGCTGAGAAGTCGGCCTTTTTTGTTGGTAGATATGTAGCGCCCATGGCGGGTACAGTGGGCGGATTTAAGTTTGCGGGGAAGGTTTTATCAAACCCTAAGCTTATCGGAACTTCTGTTGCGTATAGTATGGCAGCGGTAGATCCCGACGACGGTAACTTAGCTAACCTTATCAAGTCTCACTACGAGCTTGAAGGACCTGTGATTGATTTCCTAGCTACAAGTGACGACGACTCAGAGTCCATGAAACGACTTAAGATAGGTATTGAGGCCGCTATCATAGATACGGCAACCCTAGGTGCCAGTAAGGCTTTAGGCGGAGCACTTGCAGCTCAGAAGAAGTATAGACAGTACCGTGCTGCAAAAGAGGCGTTTGAAATACCGGAGCAGCTTGAAAAAAGAGCGGCTACAAAAGCTGCACAAGAGGGTGTGGCGGATGGCGCGGAACAAGGCGCTGAGCAAGCCTCTAAAAAAGCGGGCAAAGAAGGTGCTGAGCAAGGCGCTGAGCAAGGCGCGGAACAATCCTCTAAAAAAGCAGTGTCTCCGGCGTTGGCAGAAGATCAGATAAAAATAAACAAAAAAATGGCCGAATACTTTGCCCCAGCCCCCAAGGGAATACGAGTACATCACGACATAAAGAATTTTGAAGTTGAGGAAATGCGTAATTTCTTTGGTGATAGTGACCCTCTTTTTATTGAGAAGTTTGAGGAGCTAAAAAGAAAAAAGATACCAATTGAGGAAACCGTTGAAAAGGCAGAAGAAATTTTCGACAATGATAACAAAATGAAAAAGCTTCTAGCACGGGACGTGGGATATAACCCAAACGCCGAAGAATTAGTCGCCCTAAAGATGGCGACAGATGTTCAGTTTGAGAAGCTAAAGAATTTTTTAGACATGCCAGAGCTTTTAGATGAGGCAGACAACGCTGGGTTTTTAAATGCAATGGCGGAGTTTAGGTACGTATCAGGTAGCGCAATGGCGGGGGCTTCTGAATCTGCAAGAGCTTTAAGAAGTTTTCAAGAGGTGTACCAGGCATCAACGGATGCCGCTAACAGGTTTGAATTAGTTAAGCAGTACACTGACATTTTGGGCAAGGAGTCCAAGATTGTTCATAAGTACATGAAAAAAGCTATGCAAGAGGGAATGACGGCGGGTCAAGCGGGGCAGATATTAAAAAAGACCCGCACAAAAGTTATACAAGATGTTTTCTATGAGCATTGGTTTAACAGCGTTTTGTCGCGCACATCGACTCACGCTATAAACATGGTGTCTAACGCGGCGATCACAGTTTTGAAACCTCTTGAGCAACTATTTGCGGCGGGATGGGCTTTAAACAGGGCTGTAAAAGTAAACGAGGCTTCCGCACTTTTACATGGATATGGTGCCGCAATTTTAAACCTCACCATGGGAAGTTTTAACGTATACAACGACGCACGTAAGGGTGGTGCCACTTTAAGAGGTGCTATAAATCAGACGGTGGATTCAAATCCTGTCTTAAAAACATTATTTAAAGAGCCCGACCTAATTAACCCTAACGTAAAATTCGCTGAAGCAAGGCAGCGGGTTACTAAGTTTGATGGTCCCAGTAATTTAGCAAAAATTGGTAATGCTTATGGGTACGCTATTAACACACCTTCTCGCGGCCTTGCGGCTGCGGATAATATGTTTAAAGCGATAAACTACGAAGGTTACAAGCACATGCGTGCAGCTAGGCTTGCCAATGAGGCAAGGGCTGCGGGCGGAAACTGGGATGACGTTTACAGAAAAACGATAGCTAATCCACCGGATGATATATCTATGGCGGCGGATATCTACAAAGATAAGTCTACGTTTACGTCTCAGTTAAATCCAGGGGGCACAACAAAGAGCGCAGAGTTAGATCGAATGAGGCATGTAATGTTTGGTAAAGAATTAGAGGGCATGTCTAACTTTGTTAACGCCATTCCCTTTGGCCGAGCCTTTGTTCCGTTTATCAGAGTCGGGGCCAACATAAATTCAATGGCACTTGAGCGCCTTCCTTTAATTAACAAACTAAGTCCTAGGGTTGCCGCGCAGCTTGCAGCGGGCGGAGCTGAGCGCGCCGAGGCGTTATCTCGTATGACGATGGGTGCCTCTATAATGTCGGTGGGAGCATATTTGTCCTCTACGGGAAGTTTAACGGGGCTGGGACGAAAAGACTATAAAACCGATAGGGCATTAAAGAGTGGAAATTCACCCAAACCAGGGACACTCACTGTAAAAGGGGTCTCCGTAGACGTGTCTAAGTACCAACCTCTTTCTACGTTGTTGTTACTAGGGGCGTCTGGCCCTGAGTTGATGTCATACTTGACTAACGACCAAGAATCAAAGATGGCGGACTTTATTCTAGCGGGCGCGGCGGCTGGGTCCCAGCTCCTATCGCCTAAGGCAATGACGGAGGATCTTCCCGGATTTTTCACTGCAATACAGGATTTGGCAGCGGGCAAGATAGACGAGGGGCAGTTTGAAGAGGCGGCTAAGTTTTTCGCTAACGCGGCTCCTTTGTCAGGTTTAGCTAGGGAACAGATTAAGGGTGCTATTGACCCAACCAGACGGGACAAGAGAGCTTCTGACCCAGATGCAAACTTCTTTATGAAGGTGGTGTCTGTTTTAGGAAATGAGATTAAAGACATTTACGGGTTGGGCGGCGACATGCCCGCCGACTTAAACATTTGGGGCGAAGAGATATCTATGCCGACAGCCGTTGGTCCTGACCACCTAAGCCCGTTTTATACAGGCGTAGGTGAGGAAGACAAGCTGTCAAAAGAGCTTAGGCGGCTTGGAGTTCACTCGCTTTTAATGAATCCCGAGCAACCTAAAGGGGACGAATACTTAAAGATCAGCATGCCTCAAAGAACTATACGAATGGTCGTTGCTGGTAAGTCCAACACTGTTAGGTTGAGCCCTTCGCAGTATAACAAGTACGTAAAGCTTGCGGCAGGGATTGGTACAGGCGGCCCTACTTTGAAAGAGACATTAACCGTAATTATGGATATGTCCGTGCCGGACGCGGCCAAGAAAAGGGCCATTAAAAATACTATAAGTACGTATAGAGCCAGGGCCACGAACATGATGAAGTACGCGGAAGAGTCGATATCGGATACATTTAAAAGGAAAGCGGCGGAACGTGGTGCTGCACTTAAGGGCCCAACATCTTCAGGCGCGATGGCTGAGGATTTGGTGGAGGAGCAATGAGTTTAGCCGACAGGGTAATTAAGGTTATATATACGGCAAACGGCGCTAATACGACGTTTGCGATGCCGGACGTTCCAATCGTTAGCGATAGCAATGAGGTAAAGGTCTACCTTCGAAATGAGTCAACGTCTCCTGCGACGGTTACTTTACAGACTGAGGGAGCTTTAAACGAGTATACGTTAACGGGCCGCCCGACACCGAGTGACTTCCATGTAAATGTGGAGTTCAACGCGGCTCCGGCTAACGGCGTGTTTGTGGTTGTGGTCATGGTGCTGCCCTTCACACAGACGTTAGACTATAATGGCAACAATTCCGCAGGCATTAGACCTACGAGCCTAGAAGAGGCCCTGGATCGCGCAGTAGGCATGATTCAGCAACTAGTAGAAGTCATCGAGCGATCCCCGAAACTTGGAGTTACTGAGCGCCGGGCAGAGTCGGACTTAGATATACCGGACCCAACTGAGACGGGTGTTGAGGTTTGGGGCTGGGACGAAAACGGCAAGCTTACTACGTATTCCCCGGCGGCTCTTCTAACCTATGCCGGCGACGGAATTCCGGCTGGTGGTGACGAGGGGGCTGTTTTAAGAAAGGCTTCTGCCGCTGACGCCGATGCGGAATGGGGCCAGTATGACTACGACGGTTTTTCGTCACGGTTTGGGGCTACGTTTACGAGTACGGATCTACAAGACACACTTGATAAAATTATTGCGATTACCTACACCGCACCCACGATTTCACTTTCTGCCAGTGGCAATTCTTTAAGAGAAAAAGGTGCCGAGGTAACGTCAAGCACACTGACTGCTGTAATTACTAAAAGATCTGATCCGATAGATACGGTCAGATTCTACTTAAATCCATCGACATTACTCGCCACACAGACTTCAGGCGGTGGCATACCAAGTGGCGGTAGCTCCACGTACGCATGGTCTGGTTCATTTTCCGACAACACCACATTCCGCGCAGAGGTGGATGATACGGGGGCAACAGGTGGACCATCGACTGTTTCATCGACTACTACGTTTAGTTTTGTTTATCCTTATTATGTTGGGGCTGGGGCTGTTGATCTTACCGCCGCTAATGTGGCAGCTCTCACGAAGCGGATTATAAATTCAACGACAAGTAGAGTCGAGACCATCACAGCAGGTGCGGGCGAGGTGTTTTTCTTTGCGTACCCTGCGAGCTATGGCGCGCTGACCTCCATCTTGGATGTAAACAACTTTGAAACGATTGGTGATTGGACGCTTCGGACTGAGAACATCACGGGTCTTGATCTAAGTTCGCAGTCGTACAGAATTTATGAGTTCGATAACCCTGTAACGGCTGGGGCTTACCAGTTTACATTTAAGAGGCAGTTAATGGGAATTGTACTTGGTTCTAACTTCGATGTTCAAACAGCTCTGCCGCTTGATTCAAGATTAATTGTTGCAGACCTGACAGCGCGGGACGCAATTAACGCTCTTCAAAGATACGAGGGAATGCTTGTCTATGTTGAATCGGAAGAGACTAACTTCCAGCTTATTGCAGGAATCACCAACGGTGATTGGGTGGAGCTTTCAGGTGGCGGTGGTGGGGTTACGGGCCTAGTTTTGGGCGACAATAGTAACTTTGAAAAAGCTATTGGCGACTGGTCGGCTTACGCTGACGCAGCGGCGGCCCTTCCTGTTGATGGAACTGGCGGATCACCTAACATTACGATTGGTATTACGACAACATCGGGTGAGGTCTTAAATGGTGAGGCTTCTTTAAAAGTACAAAAAGATGCAGCCGACAGGCAAGGCGAAGGATTTTCTTTATTAATTGCACCTGACTTGAAGTACAGAGCTGGCACACCAGTGTCTTTAAGCTTTAGTTATTTAGCCACTGCAAATTTTGGTTACGGAGCCCCCGCAAACCCAGCCGATCCTTCAGACATAATCATACAAATTTTCGATGCTACAAATAGCATTCTTTTAAATCCCAACCCTGGATACTTAGACGGTTCTGGCTTTTTCAAATGCCAGTTTCAAATTCCAACAACTTGCCTAAGCCTTAGGGTCGTAGCCCACATAGCAACAACCAATGCTTCGGCTTGGGACTTCATGGCAGATGACTTCACATTAGATCTAGCCGCTAGTGAGTATGTTAAATCACTATCTGATTGGGTTTCCTACACCCCGGTATTCACGGGTTTTGGAACTGTTACAGGAATTGAAGTTCAATATAGGCAAAATGGCGACAACTATGAATTCCGCGGTAAGTTCGCAAGTGGAACAGCTACGGCAGTTGAAGGTCGGATGTCTTACCCGCTCGGTATAGTTTCTGCCGATACAAGTAAGATTCCAACCATACAAGTTGTCGGTATCGGGGCGGCAAACTTTGTCGGTGCTGTAACTGGTACAGTTTTAGCTGAGCCGTCAACAACATACATGACATTTGGTAGACAGGCGGCGTCTGAAGCTGGATTAACTAAACGTCTGGGCAACCAATTATTAGGTTCTGGAAATATATTTAGTTTCACGGCATCTATTCCTATGCAGGGTTTAACCTCAGGCGTTTCACATCCAGCGGCTATCGGGTTGAATGCTCAGGTAGTTATGCGAGCTATTAAAAATGGCGGGGCAATCGCTGCAAATACAATCATACCATCTTGGACTACAGTCGAGAAGGATTCGGTTGGCTCATTTAACAGTACCACTGGTGTTTATACAGTTAAGGTGCCTGGTGACTATTTTGTTGATTTTTATTCACAACAAACAGCGGCCTCTACCAATGGTGTCAATATCTACCTAAATGGCTCTGCTAAGGTTAGTGCAGGGCCTGAAGCCAATACTATATATAAAAGCATTTCTACTACTTTAGTTAATTTAAAATATGGTGATACTATTGATGTTAGAAATTCTTTAAGTCGAACTATAGCATCGAACAACGACGGTACTTACTTATCAATTTACAAGATAGGTTCTGGAACTCAACCATACGCACCAAAAGTTGCATACATCAAAGACGTTAAAGCTGCGAATACTGAGGGCGGTACTTTCACAAGTGGGGCATGGCAGACTAGAACACTAAACACCATTGAAGGTGACGCTAGTTTTGTATCCCTAGCATCCAGTCAATTCACACTTCAGCCTGGAACCTATGATATAGATGCGATGGTTCCTTCTTACCAAGTCGGTAGGGTTAAAGCGAAGCTTAGACAAACATCAGGAACTGCAGCCGATATTATCATTGGTCAAAGTAGTGCGAATTCCGGTGCTGCAGTGGTTCAAACAAACGCACCAATTACGGGACGATTCTCAATTTCTGTTGCGACTACTTATGAGATACAACATCGGTGTCAAACCACTAAAGCCACAACTGGGTTTGGTATTGCGTCTAACTTCGGAGTTGCTGAAGTCTACACCCAAGTCAAAATAACGAAGGTGTTATAAATGACCGAACTGCCGTCTAGCGTTTATATGGTGGTCGGAATCTTGGTTGTGACTAATCTTGCTACAGTGGGATCTTTAGTGGTCTTTATCTTTAAGTGCGGTGTTTTTGTATCCGATACTAGGTTGGGTATAAAAGACGCCAAAGACGCGAGCATCCGTGCTCATCGTCGCATAGACAAGTTAGAAACATTAAACTAGGGGGAACAAGTGGATGTTGTACTGGATTTTATCGCAGCCAATCCGAATCTAGCAGGAATACTGGTCATTTTAGGGGTATTTCGAGCCATATTTAAGCCCATCATGACGCTGCTTCATACGTATGTGGAGTCTACTCCAAGTAAATCTGATAATGAGAAATTAGAGAAGTTCAAACAAACAAAGACTTACCAATTTTTGGTATGGTTTGTGGACTACTTAACGTCGATTAAGCTTCCAAAAAAGTGAGGTCGGTAATAGCATTTTTTATGAGCCTGCCTGAAATTATAGGGCTCATAAAACAAATGGTGGCTCACTATGAGAAACACAGGCTCAACTCAAAAATCAAAGCAGACCTTAAGGAACTGGGCGCTGCTTATCGTGATCGCGACGGCGAGCGGATGGCTGGGGTGTTCAACAAACGAGCCAAAGAGAGAGTTTCTACCGAAGAAATTTGAATTCTTTGAGGTAATCCCGGGACAAGATCCGTGGGTGTGCATGACACAAAAAGACCTGGAAGATCTATCTGCGGAACTTAACGCCTGTAGGAGTAAACATGGATTTTGAGCAAGCAGTACAGATAGTATTAACGCATGAAGGGGGAATGGTAGACGACCCCCGAGACCCTGGAAAAGCCACCAAGTATGGCATCTCCAAAAGAGCATTCCCAAAAGAAGACATAGACAACATGTCCCTTCAAAGGGCGAAAGCCCTATACAAAGAATACTACTGGGACGCGTGTTCTTGCGAGGACCTGCCGGGTTTTATGCGGCTGATAGTTTTTGACTGCGCGGTTAACCAGGGAGTTACCAGGGCTGCAACATTCCTGCAACGAATAGGCAAGACATCCATCGACGGGATAATAGGTCCGGTTACCATCGGATCTTTGACTGACATAGATCCGATGGAGTTTTTGTTCCTGTACCAAGACCATAGATTCTCCGCCTACGCGTCTAATCCTAACTGGTCTGTGTTCGGCAAAGGCTGGTTAAAGCGCCTTCACCACATAACCTATGTTTGTTTTGTGGCAGCCGTTACTACCCAAAGTATGCACTAAGGTTTCTTTTGGAACTGCCAGTGGTTTCGTAAAGGGTTCTTGGCGTCTGCTTCTGACACACCCGGTGTTCTTATATGTATCTCGATTGCGTCCATGACTTGGAAGCTTATTGGAAGCGGGCGCAGGTACTCATAGTATGATCTGCAAAAAAGGCTTGTGAATGTTTGGTCTAGCTTAAGCGGGTTACCCTTAAATTTATTCGACAGGTTCCCGACTGCGCGGATCTCAAGCTCTACTAGCTTTTTAGACTTTGCCTTAAGGTCCATGATGTCGTCTTCGGTTTTGTATTCGTAGGTTAGCTTTATTGGCAGTGGGTGTACAAACTCAATATAGCTTTCGATCATCCCCCATGCAGCAATTGGGTTTAAACTAAAAGCGTTTAGTTGCTTTAATGTTACCTCTCGTTCGTTTTCTGAGTACATCATTTGGATAGCTCCTTTAGTTTGTTAAATATCTCTTCCCAGTTCTCGGGGTATACGAAGAAGGATCGGCCCCCGGCGTGTCTTATCTTAATCGCATTGTACTTTTGTAGTTCAGCGGTTGCGGCAGTTCTGTTACGCTTAAATTCAAGGGAGATAAATCGGCCATTTATGCACCCGGTTCTGTCAGGAAGTCCGACGATGGCACCTGACGGAGCCTTATCAGGCCACCAGCTTTTAGGAAGTGCTTTGAGTTGCTCAATACAGCGTTTTTCAAAACGGCTTTCTAACCTGTCCATGGTTCCAGGTCCCAGTGCGCCCAAGACCTGTCCGATATCTTGGCGTCGGTGATAAGTTTCATGCCGTTAAACGGGTCATACACTGACCCCATAATCTCCCTGATCTTTGGTACTACTTCTTCCTCGCCGTCTTTTAGATAGAAGATCAATTCATCGTGTACCTGTAGAGCCATCTTTGTTTGATAATCTTTTAGAAGGCAGTGGATTTTAACCATGGCGTGTTTAATTACATCGGCCCCAGTACCTTGGATTAAATGGTTTGGAAGTTTATAACTAAAGCTATAGTCGGAGCACCAAAACCTTCGACCAAACTTGTTATATATAAAGCCACGTTCTTCCCCCCTTTTTGCCACTTGCTTTATGAAGTACGCAACCTTTGGTAGTTTGTAGAAGTAGGCGTCTCGTATTTCCCTAGCTGTCATTATGTTTACGTCGAGGGCGGCGGCTAGTTTTTTAATACCACCTCCGTATAAAACCATAAAATTTAATGTCTTCGCTCTTTTACGGGAGATGAGGAGTAGGTCGGCTGTAGCTTGGTGGACATCGGCCCCGCCCATTACTTTATGGATCATCCCTTTCTCGCCCGCATAGTCGAGCATTAGTCGATACTCTTGCTGCGCATAATCCACTGCTAATATTTTGTACCCGAGCGGTGGTATGAAGCACCTGCGGACGTTAGTTAAAGACAGCGCGTCTGCCTCTTCGTCTTCTTTGGGGCAATTTTGTAGGTTGGGTTGGGAGTAGCTGAACCTGCCAGTCGTGGTTCCGGCTTGGTTCATCGAAGGGTGGATCATATCGTTTTGATCCATGTAGTACATAAAGTTTAGGAAGTATGTGGTAGCTCGTTTTTCATGGTGTCTAATTTTTCTAATAACCTTTCCCGTTCTAGTGTTGCAAAGATCAAGGAAATCTCCTGTGAAGGAAGGGTTTCCTTTATCCGTTCTAGGAAAGTGCTCGCCTCTTTCGGTGAATATTTCAGCAAATAACTTAGATGAGTCTTTATATGGTCTTCGCGTGTCCGTCTCAAAATCAATCCTCGCTTTAGTAACTAAGTCCATTTCGTGGCGATACGCACCTTGCACGTATGCCTTATTTAAAAGAACACCCCGCAGCTCCATGCTTGCACATACTTGAAGCAGTGCCATTTCATTATTATGCAGGTTCGTTAAGCTTTGCAAGTTGCGCTTGTCCTATCTTTAAGTGGAGGTGCGCGTCCGTGGTCGCATACTTCAGAAGAAGTTCCTTTGGTAGCTTCGAGTATTGCGGGACCTTGTCCATGGTGACACCCATTATTTTACGCTCTTCGTACAGCTTGTTTTGTTTTATAAAAGCCAGGGCGCTGTCGTCTTTCTCGTAGCCATACCTTTTTGCAGTGGCATCGAGTGAGTATGCCATCATATCATTTCGCAGAAGGCGCTCGGTAATCATGGTGCAATGGATGTCTCCATCTAGCTTCACCCCTATTTTCTCGAGCATCATTATGTCGAACTTTATATTATGCGAAAAAAATAACCCTGCTCGAACGACGGATTCGCTCACGTCTTTAACGTCGAAGTAATAGACGTTATCCCCTTCAGCTATTGTGAGAACAAAGGGGACATCCGAGAAGGATTTACCAGTAGTTTCAGTATCTATCCCCAACTGCTTACCAACAAAACTGTCGATTACAGACTGGTACTGACCACTGGTTACTTCTATGACGTTCACTTAGAAAAGAAACCATCGTCTTCAAGCTTTTCAGACATCCTTATAACCACCCCGGCTAAAGTCATCCTATTTCTTTCGGCGTACTTTCTAATCTTAGCTGCCACTTCGTTTGGCAAACTCCTAATAAAAAAGGTTACCTCTTTATTCTTTACCGTACTCTTCATCTTTAATCCTTTGTTTCAAGTATCTGTTTAAGTCCCCCTGGGCCTGTGCCAAAAACGCAACCACGTTTGCCATTAACGGGTCGGGGGTTTTTCGATGTCTGTTAAACTCCACTCCCGATATATACGTGTGTATCTCAAGCAAGGCGTCGCTGTGTTTTTTTAGTATGTCGTCGGTTGAAACAGCGTCACCGGAAACGGGGCTTGGTCCCTTTCTAGTTCCGCTTGTGGTTCTTTCATTTGTTTTTTCCATTGTTTGTTTTCTCCGTCCCAGTGGTAGCCTCTTTTTTTCGCAAGGTCTTTGTCCTTGAAAGAAACATTGGCAATCACTGTCATGTTGGGTTGTTTAGCTAACTCTATTATTTCATTAAAGTCGAATTGCTCCATTACTTTAATCATTGTCAAAACGTCGAACAGGGCTCTGTGTTGGAACGGGTTTGCAAAACCGAGTTCGGCTGCCAGGTGCGAGAGCTTCCTGGTTTTTATATACTCCGGGTATGGAACATCAAGCTTGGTATCAATCCATTGTTTTAAAGAGGGGGCTATGGAAAACCTGGCACACTCTTCCATGTATATAACACGGTCAAATTCGTTTCCATTATGTGCTACCACATAGTCACACTTAGCCATCATATCATTAAGCATACCCATTGCCTTAATGGAGGGGACGCCGTAGGTCTCCTTCATTTCGTCCGTTATTCCTGTCAAAGCTACTAGCTCAGGAGGGGATTGCGGATGGTCTAACTCATGGATTAGCTCATTCATAATCTTTAACGGCTTCCTTGTCTGTGTACAGTACAAGACCGCACCGATCTCGGTGGGCCTTGCAAGTTTTGCGTTAACTGGATTCGTCCAGGATGTTTCATAATCGAGTCCTAATATTTTCATTCATAGCTGCTTTCCCCAATGCTGCTTTAGTGTTTAGTATTCGCTTGAATCAACGTCCGTCGCTTCTTTAGTAGGGGCTGCGCCATTTAGGTCTGACTCATCTAGTTTCGTGGCTCCGCTGGACACAAGTTTGTACCATGAGAAGCAGTCTTTGACTTCATCACTGGTAGTTTTGCGTCCCGTCTTTACGTCCATGACGATAAATTCCCCGTCATCGTTTTGAGTAGACTTACAAGATAGAAACATGGATGCGGCAGCCGGGGCCATTCCCATTCTTTCATTACGAAGTATCTGCGTGATGATCTTGTTACCTGCCTTCAAAGAAGTTCTTCTGAACGACAAAACGTAGGGAAAGCTGCTGCCCTCTTCGATGTGCTTCGGAATTAGTACGTACACTTCCACGCATCTGTCACGCTCAATACCAGCACCTTCGTCAACGTATGGAAGTCCGTCGTTTGTGTGGTCTATTTCTATTACGCGACTAAATTCGCGCTTCCGGGCTCCTGCTTTGTTAGTAACAACTTGGTACTCGACCCATTTCTTCTGTACGAAAAACGGGATAAACTCCATGGGTGTATTTACGTCACCGAACAAGTCGTTATTTAGTGTGTCTCGAAGCTCGCCGTACTCGGCTTCTTTGTTCTTAAGTTTATCCGACATAAACTGAATGGGTAGTATTTTTGGTACTACGATATCGTTTGATGTAAACTTCTGCGGACTTCCCCACTCATTGCTTGTCATCACCGGGGCTAGGTTGTTCGATTCTTTCTTCACTACTTCCTTGTTTGCCATTTAATAGCTCCTTATTTTGTTGGTACATTGATATATTATCTTTCATTAACACTTGCACTACGTCTAACCACTGTTTCTTTTCGATGCTCTTTAGATGTGCCACTAATTCTGCGTATGCCTCGAATCGTTCTTTGTCTGTCACTTACTATCCTTTTCTAAAACTTACGTTTTCTACCACTGTCGGTGAATCTATTCCCGGTATGCTAAATGCTGGGTTCTCTTTTTCTTTCTCTACTTCTTGATTGTAGAATGCGTTAAGGGTTTGGTGGTTTATGGATCGCATGCTGTCTAAAACATCCGCGCCATACTTATCTTCTATCCATTTAAATATGCTTCTTTTTGAGTCCAGGTCTTTGGGAGTGGCTACCACTTCCTTCATTACCCTGGTAAAGGTGCCAACACCTTCTAACTTGTAAGACTTCTTACCTAGGTTTTTCAAGGCTTCTTGCACACTACCTTTCGCAAGCTCCATGATCCCGTGTGCCTCGCTCGAAGCTTTCTTTTTTTCCTCGTACTGCTTTCTTTTTTCTACGTACTCGGCAACTAGTTTGTCTAGTTCTTCTACTGTTATTTTACTCTCAGAACCAAGTGCTGATTCAGCCCAATTAGAGTCCATAATGTCTTCCTTTCTCTTTGATATAGTTTAGAAACTTATCGCTTAAATCTAGTTTCAAGTGTAGCGCATCTGATATCAGGTTGTCAATAGTCCCAGGGCTAACTAAGTTAATTCGTGTTATATTTTCATGGATCTCAGACCCCCGACGGTAGTTCCGTGCCTCACTTTGGAGGTCATCCCCCAACTTAAAGGTGCGAGAATAATAAATAGAATAGGAGGCCGCAACCAAATTGATCCCCACCCCTGCGGCCCCCTGGTTCCCGATTAAAACTCTAACTGTGTCATCATTTGTAAACCTATCTATGGCTATCTTTCTATCTTTTTCCAAGACCCCGCCGTGCAGCTCTACGGCTTCAATGCCCGCATCTTTACACAGCTCGCGAATCATCACGTAGTTTTCCTTAAAGCAGGCCCACACAATTACCTTGTGCTTTGGTGTAATCATCTCGAGCTGTTCTTTTAAAACCTCAAGGCGTGGTACTTTACTAAGCCTGGTAGTTTGCCCGTCATCGGTCTTTACAAACCCGGACACTATCTGTTGAAGCCGAAGGGCTTTAACTATTGCTAAATTGGCAATGATCGCCTTGTCATTTAAATACGTGACGAAGTCTTTCTTCATCTCCCTATACAAGCGCCCTTGCTCGGGGCTCATCTCTACGTTTAAATTTTGTACCGTATACGGTGGCAAATCCATGCACTGGGCTTTTTCTACCCGCATGGTCTTTTTCGCAATCAGCTCCATTAGATTTTCCAGTGATCCGGGGCGCGGGGCCCACTCGGGATAATGGTTGTACTTGCCTACCCACGCTTGGTTTTTGTCATAGAAAAAACGGTTCCTGAAAGCAAAGAAATTGTGGCCAAAGGTGGACTCGTTTCCACGATACCCGTCAAGGATTCGGTACTGTTGGAATAAGTCCATTACCGAATTTAGAATCGGGGTTCCCGTTAGCAAATACCTGTGAAGGCATCCGTCGGAAATATACGCCACTGCTTTTGCCCGCTTTGATTTATGGCTTTTTACCATATGGCTTTCGTCACATACCAGTACCTCGGGGTCCCATGCTTTAATCGTGGCTACGAATTCCTTGTTATCAAACGCCTCGTAGTTAGTAATAAATATGGAAGAGTAGTCTTGGTACTTTTTAACATGCTCAGTTCTTTTGGCGAGCGAACCTGTTAAAACGTGGATATATCCCTGATCCACTTTACTATAAAGGGCAAACTCTTTTTTCCAGTTATCTAGGACCACTTTAGGTGCTAAAATCAAGGTCTTAAGTAACCGCCCGCTATGCGCGTACCTATGGCGAAGTATCTGAATGGTGGCGCAGCTTTTACCCGTCCCCATTTCCCATGCTAGAAATATGTCTCGCTCCAAATTGCCCAATGCAATCGCATCTTCTTGATGCTTCATCAATTTAAACGTCAAAAACGCTCCTCTTTTTTTAGTAGCTTAATCCCGGAGTAACCTCGAATTGGGTTTTTAGTTTCATCAATCCTTCTCCTAAGAGACTTAGCACCATTCGCTGCCGCAAACTTCCGAAGTTTAAAACCGAACTCAGCAAAATTGGTGACATATTTTTTTCTGTTTTCCTCGCACCAATCTTGATAGTGCTTGTATAGCACTGAGCTAGCAACAAAGCTATCCTTATCTGGTATTATTTGTACACTTTCGTCAAGCCATTGCTGAACTTCGTTCTGAGCGTCTTTAAAGTTATCTAGTATGTCCTCTGACTGAACTGACACCGTAAACTTCTTGTTCTTAATAAGCCTGTCGTAACCCTCAAGCGCGAAGTTTAAAATCCCTGGAAGCTCTTCCAAAAGCTTATCTACGATAAATACGTCAGCCGTTTCTTCCGTAAACACCTTATCAAACGGCACAAAAAGCATCCTTCGATATAGCCCCATGGTTTTGTCTTTTGAAATAGGCATCGAGTTGCAGTTAAAGATAAACTTGGCCCTGTTTTTCATAGGGTACGGTTGAGAATAGAGCTTCTTTACGTTGATATACCCGCCCGATACAGCTTCTTTGAACGTGTCAGAATTAAGTAAAGCGTCGGGGCTGTTCTCATCTGCCAGGTTTACAAGTGCACCCTCAAGCTGGAACAAAAACTGCGGGTCACTAAATCTAGACAGCGGAACCTTCGAGCAGTTATTTTCCCCCACCATACTAAGTAAGACCTGGTTAAGGGTGGACTTCCCGTTGCTACCCTCGCCTATAAAGATCAACGCCTTATGTAACCAACAGTCGTCGCCCGATACAATGTACCCCATAAATTCTTGGATGATCTTTACCAAGTCCTCATCGTCACACATTATGCCCAGAAGAAATGCCTTAAAATTAGGGCACTCGGCCCCTTGTTCGTAGTTATATGACAGCACATTTCTAAAACCAAAGTCCGGCGAATGGGGTATTAGATGCCGTGTTTTTATATCAAGAACACCATTTTGCAGGTTCACGATCCTTTTTGACTTATCAAAAAAAGAAACTGGCATGGCCCTAAAGTGGCTAAGTGTTCTATACGCTTCTTCCACAATGTTGTTTCGAGGCTTGGGGCGCATAGAAGAATAGAAGAAATTTTTGATAACTACTTCATCCTTTGTAACCCATATCTTTTCTTCTTCATCATAGACGTACATTCCAATAGGTGTGTTCGCGGACTTCCCCATTTTTTTATTCAAGTATTTTACCAGGTCTTCGTACTGGGGCTCTTTTTTCTCTTGGCCCCGATGGTTTATATACACCTTGTAAAAACCGTCACCCTCGCTAGCTATATAGTTCTCACCCTTAATGGAAATAGGCGACCTAAGTCCCGATTTATAGTGTTTGCAATCAAGGCACGCCTTACTTAAGCTTTCAATGTTAGCGCAAGTCCTAGGACCACTGGCCGCAATCGCGTGCTCCACTTTAAAGTCGGTCTCACTGTCCGAGTACCCCTTATAGCCTTTGCTATATTCATGGGCTAGGGCGCGGCCTCCGGGCAAATGCCCAACTATTCCAAGCACCGCGTACCACTGTTCCTCAGATAAAGAGTTCTGGTCGGCTTTGGCAGTTATTAAAAAGTTGCACTCCTGTTGGACCGCTTCCACATCCGGTGCCGGATACGATGCGTATTCACGCATGGGAATTTCTCCACGGCTATCGACTCCGGGTACTGCCAGTACTTTGGAAAAGCTCCAGCCCTGGGGCTCGGCATGCTTTTGTACCACGTATGCTTTCTTTTTTCCGTGGGGCTTTACGTTCAGCGTGTCGGGGAACCGCATAAGTCTTCGATAAGAAAACACAGAAGAGTCGGGCTTTCCCTTAAGCTTCCTAAGCTCGAGTTCTTTTTTTAACATCTCTAGCGCTAGCTTATAAACGGGTCTGTGAATATCGAAGTATTGCTTATCTTTTATCGGCTCTTCAAGCTCTATGAAAAATTGCATCCCGTTGCCTGACCACGTAGCCAGTGTTTTTGCTTTTGATACTTTAAACACGTCGCAAAACGCTGTGAACACTTCTTCTTTTTGTTCTTCTTTGCAGTTATCTATATCAAACGGCATGAACCATTGCTCTGTGAAGTCACGCGCCTCGATTCCGGCGCAGTTATGTACTGTGAAATATAGATTGTAACGTTCGTCTTCTGGTACTTTATTTAAGACCGTGTGTGTGTCCTCGAAGAGGTCCGACACGGTGTCGAATTGCCACTTTTTATCGGCAAAAGTTTGGACGGTGGTCCCATCGTCCATTTTTCTTAAACCTAGAATTTGAATCACTGCTTATCCCCAATGCTTTAATTTGATGAGAGAGCACAAAGACTATGTTGACCTTTGTGGGTAGGACAAGTAATTTTTAAGTTCCTAACATTGCACACCCAATGCGTAATGTTAGAGGTGGCTCATAATCCTAGGTTATGGGCCACTTGTCTTTCTACCGTGTTCTAATCATTTTCGTTCGTTCCCATTTATAAGGTATCCTCGCTGACTCACCAACGTATATTATCTCGTTTTTATTCATAGCTAACCTACATTCGGGGCACGCTACGTAAACTTTGGTGCCATACTTTTTCTTCTTTAAAAATCCACGCCGTCCGCATAACTCACATGCCGTCATTGGGACACCTTCGGTGCTTGAAGTAGCGCGCAAACGTGCTCGACCTTTTCCCAGTCGATGCCGTCGGATTGCAAGACCATATAACAGCCACGTTCGTAGATAAGCTTTAGCTTTTTATATAGTGGGTAGGTGCTGATTTTCTCACCCACCCTTGGGCTGTTGCAAGTTGGGCATTTATACATCTTTATTCAGTGCCTCTCGTGCGCGTTTGCCAGAATAATATCGCCAACTATCACGCCCCAAAATAATGGTTCCATTTTATTTACACTCCTTAAGTAACTGTAAAAGTTTTTTGCTTTGAGCTATACGAAATTTGGTGCGAGCGTCAGCAGTGTAAGCATCAGTAGCAGTAGCAGTAGCAGTATAAGCAGCAACAGCATAAGAAGCATAAGCATAATCAGCAGCATAAGCAGCATAAGCAGTAGCAGCATTAGCGGCAGCATTAGCGGCAGCATCAGCGGCAGCATCAGCATTAGCGGCAGCATCAGCATTAGCGGCATAAGCATAAGCAGCACGAGCAGTAGCATAAGCAGCACGAGCGGCAGCAGTATAAGCAGTAGCAGCATAAGTAGTAGCAGCATAAGCAGCATATTCAGCAGCATAATCAGCGGCATAAGCAGCATTAGCGGCATCAGCAGCAGCATCAGCAGCATTAGCGGCATAAGCAGCATAAGCAGCAGCTTCTAGCCAATCATTTGCGCCAATGTCTGCGCCTTCAGCTTTAAGCACATACAGGTCAGACACGCTGTAAATGGCTTGTCTTTGGTCATCTGTTTTTGCAAACTGAATCACACCAAATTCGCTGTCAGTTAGTAGCCAAGTTGCAAATTTAGGCCAGACCATTTCTAGATTAGCGCCCACCTCTATGGAAGCCAAAAATCTACGTGGCCAAGTTTTAGCTAAACCATTTGGCAAGTTTTCAAAAATATTATCTTCAAGTCTTGCTAAAATCCTTGGTATGCCTAAGATACTTTCGTATGTAACGTGGTTGCTGTCGTGAATTGTACAGCCGATCGCACATCCTTTTCCGTTTTCCCAATACTTGCCCTTAACAACTTCGTCAGCTTTTTCATGAGCGCGGACACGGCTTAAATATTTATTCTTAATTTTTACGTCATTGTGAAAGGCTCGCATCTGCTACTCCGTCCAGCGTTTGTATTTATCTTCACCACGAGATGGTTTCTCGTTTATTTGCACCAAAGTCATAACGCCCATGCCAAGCATAAAGCCAATCCATAGCCATACAAAAATCATTTAAGCCCCCTTATTATTTTACTCATGGTGCCCGCCTTCCTTGTGTTTTTTCCATAAAATGTTCTTTAAAGTAAGTCAACTGCTTATCCGATAACGCGCTTGTGATATCGTAGTCCATACCACCCATATACACCACCACATGAAAACTATCTAAACATGGCGTAAAGCTTTCTTCTTTGCCAAACTCATGGTCAAAACTATCATCCACAGACGATAGCTTGCCAATCAATAACGTGTGATCATCATATTCAATCTCAACCATTTTCTACCTCTCCATATCTACGTCAGGGTCAGTGTTTAAAGCGCCACTTCCACAACACTGGGAATATAGGTCCCCAGTCTCGGGGTCCTCTTCAAAACCAGTGTGCTCTCCACACTGCGCACAAATATCACAATCCAATCTCCACCCCCGCGCAAGCCCTAGCCGCCACCTTTGCCATCTGCTTAGTATTGCCAGTGTAGGGAGATTCGAGGTCCCTGATCGAATATATGTTTTCTTTTATTGCCAGTTTTTGGTTCATTTAACACCCTCTTGTTTTTTAGTATGTTTAGTTATTAAGCGTTTGAGCAGGCGAGAATTGATTTCACATAAACCACATACGCATACTTATCGACGTTGACCTTTATCACTTCATTGCCGTCAATAGTTGCGCCGTGAATAAACCCTTGCCTGTACTTAAACGTGTAGCTTGAGCTGTAGTTAGTCATATCCACCCCTTTCTAGCCTCTTTATTGGGCCTTATCCAATATTCACCCTTTAAGTCATAGAACGTGTGCCACTGCTCATCATTAAGATCATGGTCTTGCATGGTAACGTCGTTGTTCCCGCAAACCCTCGCAAATAAATAGGCTTCCAAATGTTGGTCCGCCTCTTCCATTGTGGGAAAAGTCTCCCCCCCAAAAAGCCGATTGTTTGCCCAATCGCAGATTATCCAGTCCATTATTCAACTCCTGTGAAATATTCGGGATCTTTGCCAGTGTTTTTATAGTTAAATCTGTACATGTTTTTGGCTCCTTTTTAGGTGTTTTTTTTTATTTTATTTTTTTGTTATGTTGTTAGTGTATAGCGCGTGCATAGCAAAATCAAGGGTTTTTCATGCTTTTTTTTGTTGCCAAGCCGAATGTGTTAACCTTTGAGTTTGTGCAATGCGTTTAGAAATTTGGGTTTTTTGTCTGTGCCATAGTTTGTGCCATAGTTGGTATGCACCGTGTTATGACGCGGAGCTGCGGCACAAACGGGTTTACACTATGCGTCGAATGACGCAGACCTTGTGCCAAGCTCGGATTTTGCCCTGGTTTTTAAATCTATGGCACAGGGGGCATGGCACAGGAAATGTTGAGTGGTGGCGCGGGGTTCGGGGGTTCGTGTGCCATGTGCCATGCTTTTTCTCTTACTTGTAAGGAAAATGGGAATAGATGAATTGTAAAAATTACATAGTGTAAGTTACTGTTGCACATTTTGAAACCAACAATAGGAAATCTATGGCACAGTGGCACAGTGGCACAGAATGCCTAAAAAATAGGCAGAAAAAGGTACCCGGATCATTTGTTGACGTACCATACAAAAAGTGTAGTATGTTCGCCATTTTTGTTCCCCGAATCAAAAATCCATTTTTCATTTTTCTAAAATTTTTAAAAAATTTTCGGCCCAGGTGATTGCTACCTAAACAAGTTTGGTAGCTCCTCGAATCAGGGTGACATTTTACGGCACTGACAAAAATTGTCACTGTACCAGTGGCGGTCTTTTCGAGGTGACATTTTACGGCACCAGGGCCTAGGATCG